AGAAATCCGACGCCTGCTTCTCGCTGTCGGCCGAGAGGCCCGACAGCTTCGCGGACGCGGAGTAGACCGTCTCCAGCGCGCGCGCGTTCTTCCTCCCGAGGTGCGCCAGCTCCGCCTCGCTGCGGAAGAGGCGCGCGCCGTTCGCGTCGACCATCGTCAGGAAGCAGAGCTTGACGCGCACGCGCTCCGCGTGGATCTTGACCTCCGCGTCCTGCTCCTTGCCGTCCGCGCCCTTGCCGAGCTTGCGCGTCACCGTCGTGAGCGCTGCGTCGAACTCCTCGCGCTCCGACCCCGTGAGCTCGCGGATGCGAACGTCGCCTCCCCACTCTTCGACGTAGACGGTGTCGAACTTCAGGTCGTCCGCGTTGAGGATTGCGTCGCGGGTGAGCAGCTTCGACTTCTTCCGCGAGGTCGCCGCCTCCTGCTCTTCTGCTGCGGGCTTCTGTGCTGCGGGCATTCTCTCCTCCGAATCGACGGCCGTGGACTACGGCGTCGGGTTCTCGACCGGCACCGAGCGAATCCGCACGCGCAGGTTCGCCTTGTAGACGCCGTCGTGCGGTAGCTCGCGCGCGAACGCGGTCACCGTCCCGGTGAACTCGATCGCCCGCCCGCCGCCGGTCAGCAGGATCTGGAAGTCGCGCTGGACCTCCGACGTGGAGTTCATGTCGGCGATCAGCTGCTGGTGAACGCTGTCCTCCGGCAGGTAGTTGCAGTCGGCCGTGACCTCCCCGTAGTCGATCCCGGTGCGCACGAACTCCTTCAGGTTGCCGGCCGTGTCCTGGTTCGTCACGTCCTCTTCGTCGGGAGTCGGCGTGCCGGGGGTGATGGCCTTGCACTCGGGAATGAGCACGTAGCCGGACCCCAGGTCCACCTTGAACTGGGTGTTGCGCCCGAAGACTGCTCCGCTCGGCATTTCGTTTTCTCTCCTTTCTCTTCAGACCTTTTGCAGCCGCTAGGACTGCGTCTTGGGTCGGATGATCACGACGCGGCCGTCATTGCGGTCCAGGTTCACGAAGCACTGGCCCTCGTTCCCGGCGCCCTTCTGCGCCCAGCCCTCGTTGCGCAGCGGGCCGATGAACATCTCGCTCCCGACCGCCAGCGAGTGCGAGACGCCGATCGCGCGGCCGTCGCGGTCCGTGACCGCCGTCACGTCGACCTGGAGCGCGCCGGCCCCGTTCTCGTTGCTCACGTGCACGATGTCGCCGTTCTGAATCCTGAACTGCATGTCGTTCGTGCCGTCGGTCGTCGAGTAGACGTGGAGCGTGTCCATCATCTGATCGCGGCGCGACCCGGCTGCCTCGGCGATGTTGATGTTTGCTCGCGCCATGTCAGATGCCTCCTCGGAGGACGCAGAACTCCGCGCCCGTCGCGCTGACATCGACGAGCGTGAGGCCCGTGCTCTGGCGCCAGTGGCGCGCCTGCAGAGGCCCGATCGGCCAGCACGCGTTGACACCGTTCGGGATCGCCTTCTGGTAGCTTGGCGACGTGCCCTTGAAGCCGGCCCGCGCGACGATGGTGACCGTCACGGCGCCGGCGCCGTCGTTGTTCCGATGGAGCAGGATGTCGAGGTCCTGCATCAGCCACTGCAGCCCGTTCGCCGGCACGCCCGGCGTCCAGAGGTTCGCCGTCGTGTCGAAGACGAAGTGCGGCGAGTAGTCGCCGGCCAGGTCGATGATCTTGACGTTGTCCCTCGCCATTCCCTCCCTCCCCTTGGACCTAGATCAGAGTCTCCGGGTCGGTGTTGTAGATCGCATACGTCACGCGCAGCGTCGAAGAGAACGCGTAGAACTTCGGGGACGACTCGTCGACGCGGCGCGCGTGCGTCGTGTTCACAACGCGCGCGCCTCCCTGCCCGATCGGGTTCGCCGCCGCGACCGCCTTCTCAAACTCCGCAGCGATCCGGTCGCGCTCTCCCGGCTCCCTTCCGATCCCCGTGACGACGACGTCGAAGAATCGCACCTCGGGCCACCCCGCGTCCTGCGTCACGTCTGCCTCGACGGGTTCGTCGCCCGCCTCGACCGCGATCGCGGGGAGCGCGTCGCGCTCGATGGCGATGGTCGGGTCCTCGTACACGTTCCCCAGCGTGGTGGTGAGGTCCGTCACCGCCGCGAGCACGAGGTCAAGGATCTGCCTGCGGGCATGCGCCATCGCCTACAACCTCGAAAGCACGAGCCTGACGTCCACGTAGCCGTCGTCGACGACGCGGATCACCTCGTACTGAACGCCGGCAACCTCGACCACGTGCCCGTTCTTCGGCGCCACCGCGAAGTCGTCGCGGTGGACCGTGAGCACGGGCCTGGTAACCCCGAGGAACTCTCCTGCGGCGACCTCGGTGAGCTGCGCGTCTTCCTCGAACACCGCGCCGCGAGGTAGCGGCGACCCGTGGTAGGTCGCCGCTACCCTGTTCACGGCGCGGATGGCGCGCGCAGCAGCGCGTGCACCCGTGTCGAAGATGCTCACCGGGCTAGGTGACCTTGCCCTGGATGAGCACGCGCGGCCGGGTCACGTAGTTCAGCGGGTTCGACTGGGTGTGCACCCGGACGAACCTGTTGAACTCCATGTCCCTCGCCGTCTTCGAGTAGCGCGGCAGGCCGACGGTGTTGACCGTCTCCTCGAAATCGGCCGGCGCATACGCCGTCCGATAGAGGCCGGGGACGCCGACGGGGAAGAAGTGCGCCTTGTTGTCGGCGACGAACTTCACCCCGTTGACCTCCCCGCGGTACTCCTGGAACAGGATGCCGCCGAAGAACACGGTCTGCTCCACGAGCCCGGCGCGGAGGAAGTCACCCGCCTGCCCGCCCTGCACGTTGATGAACTGCCCGACGCGCGCCTGCCAGCGGTCGTACGCCGCCTTCACCTCGTCCTTGGTGACGAGCGCGTCGAAGAACTGGGAGCTGCAGAGCCCCCAGATCCCGCCCATCGAGAGGGCGCCCAGCTCGTCGCGGATGTTCCTCCAGACCTCGTGGCACATCAGCTTGCACTCATCAGCCGTGCCGTCCAGGTTGAAGTCCTTCTCCGCGATCTGCGAGACGCCGAAGGCCGTGAAGAGGTCCAGCAGCACCGTGCTGCCGTCGGCGTCGAGGACCTGCCCCTTCAGGGCGCCGATCCTCATGTGCTCCAGGGTCGCGTCCATCTTGCCCGCCATCTCGGCGAGCCGCCCGTTCACGACGCCCATCACCGACTGCGTCGCCGTCTCGCTCCCGAAGGCGCGGACGTTCTGCACCTCGTCGGCCTGCACCTCGTCCTCCAGGGCGAGGTGCGGGGCGATCAGGGCGCGCGCGGTGCGCTTGTTGTGCTTGTTCTTCACCGCCGGGGCACCGCGCGGCGTCACGGGGATCAGGGAGAGCGAGCCCTCTTGCTCCTCGATCAGCACCGAGGTGGTGGTGATCCCGAACTCCTCGAAGATGCCCAGCGACCCGATGAGCCCAGGCGTGAACGGGACCTTGTTGATCGCGTCGGTCATCGACACGACGCCGAACGCGTCGGAGTCGAAGACGTTCAGACTCGGCATGTTGCATTCCCTCCTTCGTGCTCGGCGCTGCCTACGCCGTGTTGATTCGGACGATGATGCCGAGCGCCGCGAGCGTCGCGATGCCGGCGGTGATGTTGGCCGCGTCGTACGTGCCCGGCCACGTCAGCTCGTCGCCGTGCACCTCCGCGTCGCGCCGGACGATCGCGCCCGCGCGGTCGGCGCCCGCAGCGGCCCAGACCTCCTCGTTGACGAGGATCGCCGCCGGGGTCTCACGCCCGTCCGTCGCGGCCTCGACGACGGGCGTGTACTTGCCCGACGCCGTGACGATCCCGAGCACCGTGCCCGGCGCCCACGTCACGTCGGCCGCGGGCGTGAGCAGCGTCACCTCCTCGCGGGACCTGTCGCCGTTCGCCTCGCTGATGATGAACTCGCGAGCGTGAAAGCCCTCGCTCACCGTCTGTCCCTGAACCGGCATCTCGCTTGCCCTCCTTCGTGTTCGTTCGCGCTACTCGCCCGCCGCCGACGCCGCGCGCGCCGCGCCCGACAGCGGGTTCGTGCACGCCGACCGCCGCCGCGCGTAGATCGCGTCGCGGTTGATGACCGGCGGCTTGTACACCGCCTCGCCGCCGCTGCCGTCGCCGCCGTGCGTCCCGTCGACCGCTCCCGCGGACGACTTCGCGCGCATCTCGGTCAGCTCCGCGCGGATGGCCTTCACGTCCTTGTCGCTGGCGATGAACTCGCCCGCCTTCTGCGGGAAGCCAGCGAGCGCGCACAGCTCGTTGATCTCCTCGGCGCGCTCCTTCACCTCCTTCTGCGCGGCCTCGCGCATCTCCTTCTGCACCTTTGCGCGCTCCTCGGCGCGGATCGTCTCGAAGTCGATGACCTGCGCTCCCGGCTGAATCACCGGGGGCGTCCCCGCCGCGCTCGTTCCCGCGGTGCCGGCCGCGGCTGCCCCGCCGCCGCTCGCCCCCGCCTGCGCTCCCTGATCGGACATCTCTGCCCTCCCTCGTGTTACGGCGGCGGGGACGAAGCCCGTGCCGCCCTTGCCAAGGTGGCTGCGAACGCTGTCGATCGTTCCCAGCTCGTCGACGAACCCCACCTGCACGGCGTTCGTCCCGTAGTAGACCGCGGCCTCCGTCGCACGCACGTCCTTCGCATCCATGGAGCGATTGCGCGCGACCATGTCCGTGAAGAGCCCGTAGACGCGGTCGACCTCGCCCTTGATGTCGACGATCGCCTCCGGGTCGAGCGGCCGATGCGGCGAGAGGTGGCTCTTCTTCGCGCCGGCCGCGATCTCGGTGAACTTCAGCCCGCGCATGCGCTCCTCTTCGGACCTGTCGAGGTGCCGCGCGATGACCCCCACGGAGCCGATGGCGCTCGTCCGCGACGCGACGACGCGCTCCACGCTCGACGCGATCGCGTAGGCCGCGCTCGCCGCGAAGTCGTTTGCGACCGCCACCGTTGGCTTCCGCCCGCGCGCAGCGTGAAGGTGGTCAGAGACGTCGAACATCCCCGAGACTTCGCCGCCGGGCGAGTCGATGTCAAGGATGATCCCCTTGACCTTGTCGTCGTGCAGGAACCGATCGTACTGCCTCTCGATCCACTTGTACGACGTGCCGAAGTAGTAGCCGTGCTGCATCAGCGGGCCGTCCACGGGGATCACGCCCACGCCGTTCTCGTCGATCGTCGCGCGATAGCGCGAGTAATCGAAGAAGGCGAGGAACGCCTCGGGCCCGCCGTGCATCAGATGGTTGAGGCGCGTGGGCTCGATCGCAAGCGGCCGGTTGATCCACGACTGGATGATCTTCTCGCGGAGCGCCGCGGCCATCGCAAGGCGCTGCGAGTCCGTCAGTTCGCTCACGGCCTCGTACGAGCCCGGCTCCGTCCTCTCGATCAGTTCGAGGAGTCGCGACCCTTCGTCGTTCACGCCGCGCCCTCCTGCCTGTCCTCGACGTCCCCGGCGCCGTCGTCTGCTGCCCCGTCGTCGCTAGGAGCCGCGCCGCCCGCCACTTCCTGCAGCTTCCCAGTTTCCCCGGTGCGCCTCGGGTCTGAGTCGAGGATGATCCCGCGCTCGTCGACCTCCTCGTTGAACTCCTGCACCTCGTCGAGCAGCTCCACGGGGTCGAAGCCGTAGTCAGCCACCGCGTCCTGATAGGAGATCAGCCCGGCGCGGATCGCCTTCACGATCGCCTTGACCTCCTTCTCCGGATCGACGTACTCAAAGCCGGGCGGGCGCCAGGACGCGCGGCGCAGCTTCGCGAGCGCGATCGGGTCGGAGAGCGGGACGCGGATCACGCCCGCGATCACGGCCGAGTCGAACCACCACGACCACACGCGCCTGCAGAGCTGGAACACGAGGACGTTCCACTGGTACTGCCGCACCTTCCGCCGGAACTCGATGAGACCGGCGCGGATGGAGCTGAAGTTCACATCGCGGAGGTCTTGGCTGACCTGCTCGTACGTCACGCCGGCGCCCGCGGCGAGGGCGTGCAGCATCCAGCGCATAAAGTCCGCGAGGTCGTTCGCGTCCTGCGGCGGGGCGCTGTGCTCGATCTCGTGACCGGGCGGCAAGAGCGTGTGCGTGCCAGGGCCCGGCGCGATGATCTGCACCGCGGAGCCGTTCTGCTCCTCAGTCCACTGCCCGTCCGCGTCGAGCGGCGACGTCGCGTCCGGCGTCGGGATCGTCTCCCACGTCGCGTAGAGGTTCTGGATCTTCTTGCGCAGGACGAACGCGTCCGTCGTGTCCTCGATGTCCTTCAGCACCGTGAGAATCGAAGCGAGGCGCGGGAAGCCGCGCAGCTGCCCGGGCCGCAGGAGCCTGTAGACGTGCGCGACCTGCGAGGCCGGCACCGACGTGCGCTGCCCATTCCGCGTCCCAACGTCGTCGCCGGGGTGCTGCGCCCAGAAGTGATACGCGGAGCGCCTGCCGAGGGCATCCAGCTCGACCCCGTTCTTGATGACCCGCCCGCCGCCGAGGGCCTGCGAGTAGGTCGGGTCGAGCATCTCCGCCTCCAGGACCTGGAGCTGCAGCGGCACCAGCAGGCCGTCCTCGGGTCGCCTGAACCTCGCGCGGATGAAGACCTCGCCGCCCTCCTCCTCGCCCCTGCACGCCAGCTCCTGCAGGCCATAGAAGCTGTACGAGCCGTCTGCGTCGCACTCGTCGACGAACACCTCCCACGCATCGCGGATCTGACCGCGCAGCTCGCGGTCGTCAGTGTTCGGCCGCGGCACGATGCCCGTCGACACGGCGCTGGCGACGAACGCGTCGGACGCGGCGGAGGCCCAGGGCGAGCGGCGCAGCTCGTTCCGGCCGCGGCGGCGGAGCAGCGACGAGTCGCTCGCGGCGAGCGAGTTCACGTCCTGCTCCGTCGGCCACCAGAACGCCGTGCGCCGGCCACCGCCGCTAGCGGGCCAGCCGCCGGAGCGGCGGCGCAGGCGCTCGCCGCGCGGCCCATAGAGGATCGGCTCGCTCATCTCAGTACCACCCCGACCTTCCCTGCCCGTACTTGCGCTGCAGAGGCCGCGAGCGCGTCGCGGGCTCCGCGCCCAGCTCCTTCTCCAGCGCTGCCTTCACCTGCTGCAGCTCCGCGAGCGAGCGGAACACCGTCCGGCGCGGGGGCTCGCCGTACGTCACGGACAAGGCGCCGGAGTTGATCGCGTCGTTGATCGCGTCGAGGTCTGCCTGCACCGACATTTTCGCGCCCTCTCGGGCGGGGGCCACCGCCGGGTGGCCCCCGCCCCGCTCGAAGCGGAGCCCGCGCTCCCGATGCGCGCGCCCCTGCTACGGGGCGACGTTCACCGGGCCCGACCCGCGCAGCGCGGTCAGGATCGCGGTCGTCAGGACCGACGCCAGCTCGGCGTGCGTCAGCGTGACCTCGCCGCGCCGGAGCGTCTGCTCCGCCGCGCGCGTCACCTGACCCGCGACCATCGCCTCCAGCTCGTTGATCTGCGTCCAGGTCCGGTCCGCGGCGACGTCGCCGTGCCGCACCGTCCGGTTCTGCTCGGAGTGGGCCGCCGTGTTCTGGTTGCGGATGTGGTCGATCTGGCTCTCGTTCAGCACGCGCGCGTGGTCGGCGTGCGCCTGCTGCAGCTGGTTCGCGTTCGTCACCGCGTTCTGCGAGACCTGCTGCGCAACGTCGAT